CTTCGAAGGTTCTTCAAGATCACGCCAGTAAGAATAGATGAAGAATACAAACGGCATCTATACACAGAAACAAATGAAGCAAGGAAATCGCGCACATACCGTGAGCGACAAAGAGAAGCAGGAGCAAGATAATGGCACTACCAACAATCACAGCGCAAGGAAATCTGGTATTTGATCCAGACTTTACAGTGACAGCATCAGGCATCAGCCGGTGCAAGCTGCGCATCGCATGCAACGAACGCCGCAAGAATCAAGACAACACATGGTCAGACGGCGAAACATCATTCTTCGATGTTGTTTTATGGCGTGGCCTAGCCGAAGCTGCAGGCGATGCATTCAAAAAAGGACAGCCGATCCTTGTTGTCGGCAAGGTTCGCGTATCGAAGTACGAAGATAAGAACGGCTTAGAACGAACAGCCGTAGAGATTACAGCTGATGAAATTGCAGCTGTGGTCAAAGCAAACAAAGCAAAAGAAACAAGTCCAGAAAGTGACCCTTGGTTATGATTATCGCCCTAGTTTTAGCAGTAGTGACAGTGACAATAGTGACGTTTCTTGCAGGCTATCGCCTAGCATTACATCACAGCAAGATGGAGTTCGTACACCTGAACGATGAAGGTGACTCACTAGAACCAATCTTTGCAAAGCTAGACCGTGAGTACGCATACACGGAAGAACTAACAAAGCCGTTCACTGATGAAAAGTAAATGCGGTGTCTGTCCCCGGTCATCCTCGCAAGGGGATGGCTGGTGGACAGTCCACAACTACAAGACAGAACCACCAACTGTTTATGATTTATGTCCCAGCTGCTACAGGAACAAAAGCCTGCTGGCATACAGGGACACAATCATTGAAGTGCTAGAAGCAATCAAGATAACAGACCAGGAGCCTGCGCTTCACGTTGCCATGCAAGTCATGAAGCAACGATGCATCGCAACAGTCAGGGATCTACCCTTCAATGACTAAACCGATAAGACAACGCTCAAAGAAGATGGAAAGCCTGTACGCAACTCAACGCCGACAATTGGTCAAAGAGTTGCTGCAGGACTTTCCAGCCTGCCAGCGTTGCGCTGTGGCCTACGCAACAGACGTACATGAGATCAAGACAAGAGCGCGTGGCGGAAGCATTGTGGACAGGGATAACCTCGCCTTACTTTGCAGGACATGTCATACATTTATTACACAGAACCCAGCTCAAGGTAAGTCCGAAGGCTGGCTCAAGAACAGTTGGGATGACTAATGGAACCCGGTGACATTATTGAAACGAAGGCATGCAAGTGCGGAATTGCTGGCGTGACCTTTCGTTATGGTGAACCACGCGCATGGATCTGCCCTAAGTGCAATCCGAATGGAATCTGCAGAGCAGGATGCGACACACAAGACCACCACAGCTATTGGGAATGCCTCCAGGCTGCCAACGTGTCAATAGACAAGACCAGCCTCAGACCTTAATAGACTTAGCGCATGAACTGGACAGACACCATCGGCGTAACGATTCACAATGACCTGGTGCGTTCAGCGTTAAAGAACAAGCCGGATGCAGACATAGACAAGCTCGAAGGATCAATCAAACGAATGAGTCTTAGCGTTGGTATTACACGCATGGCAATCGCATCAGTCATAGAAGCAGAAGTAGAAGCGATGCTGGCCTATCGAGCATTAGGCGACACAAGCATCACACCTGAGTACGTGGCAGGACTACAGAGCGCAGCTGACCTGGTTAGATACGGCGTACATCTGAGCGATGGGATCAAACTGTGACCACGATAGTAACTACAACAGGAAACAACTTCTGCACACTAACGGCAGACCAGGGGATCACATCAGACCTGATACACCCAGACATGCCTAAGATCGTTCAGCAAGACACATGGCTCATCGGAGTGGCCGGCAGCGCAAGAGTCTGCGACCAGCTGCAGTATTCGATTGAATACCCAAAGCCGCCGATTGAAGTGGTCAGAACAGGCAAGTGGCTCAAATGGTTAGTGACCAAAGTAATCCCGATGATAGACGACACCATCAAGGACACAGAGATGGATGCAGAAGCCCTACTGATTACGCATGGCAAAGCATTCCTCATAAGCGAGAACCTAAGTGTTCTCACGGCTAAGCCTTACTGGGCTATCGGATCAGGAGCAGACCTAGCCATTGGCTCATTAGCTGACAAGCAATACAAACCAGACTGGAACAAGAACCATGACCTGTCAGCATTACGGGCTATGGAAGCAGCTTCAATGCATGATCCAAATACAAGGGGAACACTAGACCAGTACCGGAGCTACACCACTGGCAAGGTAATGATACGAACAAATGGCGTTCAATAAACCTTGCTTGAAGTGCCAGGCACTCCATCGCAACCCATCCTTGTGCGATACATGCCAACAGGTTGCAGATGCCACTAGGAACGCCAACAGACCGCACTACAAAGGTTCTTATGCAAAGCAAGCAAAACAGGTCAGGGATACAGCTACAGTCTGCTGGTTATGCGGTGAAGGGCGCAGGAGCGATGACCCATTCACGGCAGACCACTACTACCCTGGGCAACCAGACAGCCCACTGATTGCAGCTCATCGGTCTTGCAACAGTCGAAGGGGCAATAACCCCCCCACGCCATAACGGGGGGCCGGTCAAAATCTTATAGGGCATCACCCTCCCTCACCCCGACCCAAACTTTCGTACATTTCCGCGAAATTCCCAGTTTGGGAAAATGGCGGTTTTGCGCGGTTTTTGGTTAGACTCAAACCATGACTGAACTGCGCATCGAAACCGTAAACATAACAAGCCTTAGACCGGATCCTGCCAACGCCAGGAAGCATGACGGCAAGAACCTAAACGCAATCGCCAGCTCGCTTGAAAAGTTTGGGCAACGCAAGCCGATAGTTGTAACGCCAGACTCAATCGTGGTGGCCGGCAACGGCACACTTGAAGCAGCAAAGAGTTTGGGCTGGACAGAGATTGCAATCGCCAGAACTCCAGTCGGCTGGACATGGGATCAAATAAAAGCATTCGCGCTCGCAGATAACAGAACCGCAGAACTCGCAGAGTGGGATGACAAGGTTCTTGCTGACCAGTTACTCGAACTGGATGCCAACGGCTGGGATTTGAAAGACATAGGATTTGAAACTTTAGAACCGCCAGCATTGGTTGAAATTTTAGAAGAAGATCAGATCCCAGGATTGCCTGCAGAAGCAACGGCAAAGATGGGCGAGATTTATCAACTAGGCCGTCACAGATTGATGTGTGGCGATAGCACAAACAAGACACACGTAGAAAAACTTATGGATTCGCAGCTCGCAGATTTAGTCGTGACTGATCCGCCTTACAACGTCGCCATTGAAAACAGTCAAGGAATGACAATCCAGAATGACGATATGAGCAATCAGGAGTTCAAAAACTTTCTAACTATGTGTTTTAAGAATTTAGAATCAAGCATGAAACAAGGCGGAGCCTTTTATGTTTGGTACGCATCCAGGGAACATATCAATTTCGAGAGTTCACTAATAGATGCCGGCTTCAAAGTTAGGCAACAACTGATCTGGAATAAGAACACATTTATTTTAGGCAGGCAGGACTACCACTGGAAGCATGAGCCATGTCTCTACGGTTGGAAAGACGGAGCCGCGCATTACTTCATGGATGACAGAACACAATCCACAATGCTGGAAAACAAAAAATCAAACGTGAATTCTATGAGCAAAGAAGAAATGCAAGAACTCATAAAGGAACTACTAAGCGACAAGATAAGCACAACAGTTCTGAACGAGGACAAGCCGAGTGTCAACGATTTACATCCAACAATGAAGCCAATCAAACTGATCGGCAGACTTATCAAAAATAGCAGCAAGCAGAATGAAATCGTGCTGGATTTATTCGGCGGTTCGGGAAGCACACTGATCGCAGCTGAGCAGATAGGCCGTAACTGTTTTATGATGGAATACGATCCCAAATACGTAGACGTGATTATCAAGCGGTGGGAAAACCTAACAGGACTTGAAGCACAACTCATCGAGGAGTAAAAAATGGCTCCACGCGGCAGACCACCAAAACCAATCGAGCAGAAGCGACTAACCGGCAACCCCGGAAAGCGAACACTCCCAGACCAAAAAGAACTGGTCTTGCTTCCGTCTGCTTACGCAATCCCAGAACCATCACGCCAGCTGCTAACAGCCGGGCAGGAACTATGGGATCGCATCTGGGGCATGGGTCAGACATGGCTAAGTCCAAGTACTGACGTGGATTTATTGCTTATGACTTGCGAACTTTTAGACGAACGGCGCAACTTGAGAATTCAAGTATTACAAAACAATAGACCAGATGAACGAAAGTCGCTGCGAGAGCTAGACCGCCAGCTCGTGGCCAACCTCTCGCTTTTAGGATTCACTCCAACAGACCGGTCAAGACTCGGCGTAGCTGAAGTTAAACGACAATCCAAACTAGAAGAATTGAAGGCACGTGCCAGCCAAAATTGAGTCATGGCCTCCAACATGGCTGACACCGGTCAACAAAGCCGCACTTACAAAATCGCGTGGCACACAGGTGTCGGACTTCATAGATACCTTTGCAATCCAGACAAAGGAAACAGTTGCTGGCTACGCAGGCGACAAGATGCAACTGCGCGATTGGCAACACGAACTGATGCGCCACTTATTCGCAGTAGGAACCGATGGAAAGTTCAGACATCGAACTGCGCTCATTGGCATGGCTCGCAAGAACGGCAAAAGCGCACTAGGCTCCGGCATTGGACTGTGGTCGCTAATCATGGGGCCAGAAGGTGGCGAAGTTTATTCATGCGCAGCTGACAAGGATCAGGCTCGGATTGTTTTCAGCGATGCCAAAAGAATGATCGAAGCCGAACCAGAGCTGGCTGAACTTTGCAACGTTTACCGAGATGCAATCGAAGTCCCGGCAACAGGTTCCGTCTACCGAGTTCTATCAAGTGAGTCCTATTCGAAAGAAGGACTAAGCCCTACCTGCGTTATTTTTGATGAACTACACGCCAGCCCAAACCGTGAACTCTTTGACGTTATGCAGCTCGGAATGGGCGCAAGGCGTGAGCCAATGCTGATCGCAGTAACAACAGCCGGAGTCAAAGCAGATTCATCTGGCCAGGATTCAGTCGCGTACAGCTTGTACCAATACGGGAAGCGCGTGGCGCAAAAGGAAATAGAAGATCCCAGCTTCTTCATGGCTTGGTGGGAAGCAGAAGCGGAAGCAGATCACCATCTCGAACTTACCTGGAAACAAGCGAATCCAGCATTCGGAGATTTGAACGACCCCAAAGATTTTGCAGCTATGGTCAAGAGAACCCCAGAAGCAGAGTTCCGGACAAAGCGGTGCAACCAATGGGTGAGCAGCCAAACCGCCTGGCTTCCAAACGGAGCGTGGGAGCAGCTCGAAGTTCAGCGAGAGATCACCCCAGACATTCCAATCGTTCTGGGTTTCGATGGATCATTCAGTGGCGATGCTTCCGTGATCGTGGGAGTGACATGCGAAGAACAGCCATACGTGTTTATGGTCAAGGCTTGGGAAAAGCAACCAGAAGATGTAGACGATTGGCGCGTAGACATTTTAGAAGTTGAAAACACGATCATTGAATTCTGTGGCACACATAACGTAAAAGAAATTGCGTGTGACCCATTCCGTTGGCAACGAACTATGCAGGTTTTAGATGAAGCAGGATTCCCTATTGTTGAATGGCCTTCCACTTCCCCAGCTCGTATGGTGCCGGCATGCGCGAAGTTTTATGATGCTGTTGTTGCCAACAAACTGACCCACGATGGAAATCCGTTATTGCTTCGGCATTTGCAGAACGCAGTGGTTAAGACCGACAGACTAGGGCCACGCATTGTGAAAGAACATCGTGGTTCGCCGCGCAAGATCGATGCGGCGGTTGCTAGTATCATAGGATTTGATAGGGCAACTGTTTCCAGAGAAGAACCAGTCGTGCCTCAGTTCTTTAGTTTCTAGGAGTTGCAATGATCCCGTCAATTTTGCAAGTGATAGGTCTGGCAACAATTTCCATCGGCCTCGGTTTATTTATCCTGCCATTAGGAATAGTCGCAGCTGGCGTAAGCATTCTGCTAGTCGGC